ACCGAAGCTGCGGTCGAGCACCCGCGCCCACATGTGGCACCCAAATCAGCGGGGGCCCGAGCAAGCGCGTCAACGACCGCCTCGCTATCGCGTGCCGCTCGCGCCAGCGCAAGCGCTTGCGTGCGACCAATGTCGAGGCGCGATAATCGATCGGCGACTGCCTGTAGGCCGTCAATTGAGATCACCGTCGCTCCTTCCAGCGCAGATTGTGCCAATCAAACTCGCGACCGTCGATCGTCCCAAGGGCCACGACCCACGCGAGCCTGTCGTCGGGCGGCAGGCTGAACGCCACATCGAATGGCACCCCGTTCCTGACCAGGAACAGACAGTCAATCAGATCGGGGTGCCTGCTCAGTTTCCCGCGGCGGCCATCGCATCCAGTTGGGTGACCTCGGGCTGCCCATTAAGCGCCTCCGCGACCGCGGCAATCCCTAGATCACCCAATCGTGCCACCATCAACTCGATCTGCTGCTCATTCGTCGGCGGGGGTACAGGTACATTGTCAATCTCGGCCACGGAGCAGGCGAGCATTGCCATGCCAAGCCAGGGCTGGTTGTGCGCCAAAGTAGGACCGGCTGCCTTGAACAAACGGAGCTTGTCGAGAGAGGTCAGGCGACGAAGCGTCAACCGTCGGCCCTGTCTATCCGTCACAGTTGGGGCGGCTGTGCCGGCGGAGATGATCGTGGCTGAGGGGCTCATCAGATCCGCATCCGCCGAGTGGCAAAGAACTCCAATTTCTGTTTGACGCCACCGTCGCCTTTCCACTGACCTGCACTGGTCAACTTGAACGTCACTCCGTCATACAGATAAGTTGACGTAGATCCGTTGGTCTCGGATACGTACTGATACATTGAGCCGGCGGGCACCGTGCTACCACTGTAGAATTGCTGTTCCGCCGCTGCGATGAAGTCATCAACGGTGGAATCGCCTCGCTCGATCTCGAAGGCGCCTTCCCAGCCTTTCGGGAGCTCCGCCCCCATCTGAGTACCATCGAGCCGATCCACGCGCACTGAGTGTGTCAACTGGCGTGCCTCGAATCCGGTAACGTACGTGAGGTCCACTCGCCCGCCGGGACCCAGGACGACCAGCTGGGTATCCACGCCAACTGAAAAATTGGTAAGCGCCACGTTGAGATCTCCTTACGTCGGTTGCCCGCTGGGAAGCGTCTGAACGGATACCACGACAGTCTGACCCCCCTCGATGTTCACAATGAATTTCTCGTTTATCGATTGATATTGCACCTGCGCGTCGGACTGAACATAGCCGAGGCCAGTCTGACTGGCAGGATTGTTCGAAATATCGCAGATCACACTGAAAGGCAGGCTGCCGTCTGCGCTGCCTAGAATGCCCTGGTTGAGCATGTTCTGCAGAAAGGCGAGCTGCGTTGCGCGAATCTGCTGGAACAGGGAAGCATTGACCAATTGTCCCACAAACAGACCCATTCCCGCCGCCAGGGTTTCCGCAATATAATTTGTAAGACGGGTGTAATTGTCCCCATTGATGGCGAGATTTGAGGACGAATTGTGGCCAGCCCGTACACCCCAATAAGTTCCACCGGGCTGAGGATTGCAGATAACATCGATGCCAGCGCCGATCAGGACTGAGAGATCAGCGGACGAATATGCAGTCACCTGACCCGAGCCCGGCGTTCCGGATTTCTGACTACCAACCACACTGTAGAGCTGCTTGTTAAGGCTGGATTGTTCCGGCGAGAGGTTCGCCAGCCGGCCGGCCGTAAAGCCCTGTGGTGAAACCAATCGAACCAGATTGTTGACCTGGTCAGACCACCACAGCCAGTCCCCGAACATTAGCTTGGCTGCGTAGCTGTCAAGGCCAGCCTGCGCTTTGACGTTGATCGCGTTCTGAATTGTATCGCCGGGTGGTCCGGTCAAGATCATGTAAACGCCTTCTTGCAGACCGAACGCCGCCTGTGTCGTCCACTGAGTTGAGTCATCTGCGTCGGCCAGAAGCGCGATGCCGCAACCCTGACCGCGCAGCACATACATGCCAGCCCTGGGCGGAACATCCAAGCCTACAAGCTGTGCCGCGGCGACGCCCGTAGCTCCATCAGACCCCGCAGTCCCGGCTCCGAGCGTGATGGCGAAGCTGGATGGGGCGACTGTAGCACCTCCACTGCTGGCGATCACGAGCTGAGAGGGACCACGCTGTGTACCTTGCCCCCGATTTACCGCGGCGGCCAACGCGGTCCAGAAAGCTGCTCCTGGTCCTCCAATGTTGCTGTATGTTTCCGGTTGAAGCCCAGGCAGCACTACCGTCAGACTCCAGGTATTTGCTTGCGAACCAGGATTCAACGCCAGTACGACCTGGTTTCCTAGCGAGCCTGTATACAACGCTGTAAATGTAAATGTCGTGTTAGGAACTGCAGCCTGCGCGGCGGTATCGGTGCCGTCGGTCACGCGAACGCACCGGAAGTTCTGTGCACCCTGCTGTACGGCGGTTGCAACCTGGGTCCCCATGTCATATTGGCGGGCAATGACAGAGCCGAAGCTGCCTGCATAGTCTGCCATCGTGGCCACAATCACGGGCTGGCTGACGGGTCCCCATGGAGCGGTTCCGACCACGCCAAGGACATTGGTCGGAACACCATTTAGCACAAGGTTTTGTGGTGGGACGATCTGAACATAGAGGTCGGGTACTACCAGTGCAGTGGTGTTAAGGCTGCCCTGCTGAAAAATTGGCATAGGGATCACTTCCCTTTCACAGGTTCGGCAAGGACACGCACCACCGAGTGCGCCCACTCGCTACCGAGAATTCGCGCAATGCGCGCCGGATCGGTGACTGTGTCACCTCGAGTGAGACGATCGAATGGCCTCACCACAATCAAGTGGATGCTCATGAACTCTCCGAGAATCAGGCCGTGAAATCGGCCGCGTTCAGTAACAAATCGCCGAACAACATCGCCGGTTGTGACGCGCTAATAATAGTCAGGTACTCAACCTGGTACAGCAAATCGCGGCGGTAGAGCAACGCGTCCTGAGACTGATCGAACACCCTCGTTCCTGCATAGGTCAGCTTGCCCATCGAGCCATCCGGCAGAGTAATGAACGTCAACCGCGCGAGAGCAAGGTCTATGACTCGAGCTGCTGCGTCGCGGGACGCCGGAGTTGGGCACCAGCACGTGACGCGGAAGTCCTGCTCCTGTCGTCTAATCTCCTGCTGGGCGCGGCCGTCAGCGACCACGCGGGCGGTTAAGCGGTCAACTCCTGGGATCGTTAGCGTAGGCCCCGACAATTGCACGATTGCGGTTGCACGGGCCAGAGCTGCCAAACTGGCGGCGACCAGCGCCGGGCTATCTCCGGTTTGAGTGCGGTAGGCATAACTTTGGCCATTTGGGCCATCAAGGAGAATTCCGGCCACCTGACCGAGAGCCGCGGATCCTCCGAACGTCACCGAGACGCCTGACACCGACACGGTTAGAACCGCCAAGGTCGGGTTGCCGGACCGGAATTGGGTATATCGCGTTGTGGTGCGCGCGTGACATGTCACCGGAAAGATGGTGACGTTGATCCACCCCGTAGCTAAATCTGCATCAAGCGCTGCCGAATTTGGCCAGCCGCGATAGATACGGCAGTCAGGCCCCAGAGCGCTTGGTGAGCTGGTGCCGTTCGGATAAAGTGCGGCCGAAGAAAGCGCGACCAGTGCGGTCTCCACATCGGATTCGTCTGCCATTAGGTAGCAGCCTGTTTGACGGAAAGACGCCAGCCGAAATCCGTAAGTTCGGCCGAAGAAACAACAGCACTGCGGCCTAGGTCGTCGGTCAACAGATCGGAGAACTGAAGAACGACATCGGGATAGGCGGGCAGCAGTACCGTCCAACGCGAGACCGACGAATCGCCGGGGAGATCGGCTGATGGAACCCCCGCGGGCGAGGCAGCTCGCACACTGGCCGGCCAGCTCGTCAGCAGGGGCGTGTTGGTCGCCGTGGTGATCCCACCGTAGGTGTTTACGCCACTGACACTCGGCGCGCCTGGGCGGGTAAGTGTAACAATCCGGTCAGCGCGGATACATAGGACCGGCATCAGAGATTGCTGAGCAGCGATGAACCAGGTGCCACTCTGCTGGACCAGGTAGTCTCCAACGTGGGTATAGGCAGCGTCGAAGATGCCGTTCCAAAGCGGATGATCATAGGTGTTAGCGCGCTCGAACCCTCCGTGCAGGTCGCTGAACGCCGCATGTAGATGGAGGAAGCGATTGGCAGGACTCAGCGGCTCCGATATGCCGGACGGCCGGTATGCATCCGTGGGCGCGCCGATGGATCGCGCGGCGACGTTCAGGCCCCAACTTATCCGATCTTTGAGGCGGGGTTCGTCCATTTAGACCACCAAAGTGATGCCGCCGTCACTCAGGGCCGGCCCGGCAGGAAGGCCAAGAAAGCCACAGAGCCGACGGCACCAACTGTCAAACAGGCGCGCGCGATCGCGGGTTTCGTCACGATTGTGGGTCCACACCGCGGCCTGATCCGTGTCCAGATTTTCGCCGGAACGTGGAACTGCGGCTTCCAGGCCATGCAACGTGACGAGATGCCGTCGCACGATACCAATCTCGGCCTGCGAAAGGTTGTTCATGCGAAATTCCAGCAGGCCGTAGACCTGGAAAAAGCGCCAAGTTTGGAATCCAACTGGCTGCTCCATACGCTGGGTAGCCGCAATAACGACGAACATCCGTTTTTTCAGCATCGGTGAGGGGAGTCACAGAAAGGATCCGTCACCACGACTCAGAAGAACGGTGCCACTGCCCGAAGTCAATACGGCGGCAGCGTACGTAATGAGGCTGTTCACCCCCAGCATGGCTCGAGTATTCGGTAGAACCGGCATGTCGGCCGCCGAGGCGGTCACCGACGGATCCGCGCCAAACCGTACGTAGGCGAGTGACGCGCCAATGTTGGTCACCACGACAGAATCGCCACCGCCAGCCAGCGGGACGCTGGCTGAGGTGGTTCCGGCACTGACCGAGACCGTTCCAGACGGACGGAAGGGTGT